ACAGTCGAAAGCCTGTTTAAGGGTATTCCTTCAAACGTGGGCATTGGAACGTCGTCGCCTGGCTTTATCGCCGACATCGAAGGAAGTGGAACCCCTTTAAACCTCAATAGCACCAACGATGAAGTCAAAAAAATTCGATTTGAAAATAGTGGCACTGCTGTTGGTTTTATAGGCTCTAGTTCTACAAGTCCCTTGCGCATTTTAGACGGATCGGCGAATGAACGGATGCGTATCGACGGCTCTGGCAACGTTGGGGTTGGAACGTCGTCCCCAAATAGTTATTCAAACTATTCTACGTTAACCATTAACGGGACAACTGGTGGAATTATTGATTTAGAAGCGAATGGAACCATTTTTGGTGAGCTACAAGCATTGTCAAATGAATTTCGCATTAATGCTGTAGGTGGTTCAAGCGTATTAAAAATGTACGCTGGCGGCAGCGAGCGCCTGCGAATCGACAGCTCGGGGCGGTTGTTGGTTGGGACGAGCACTTCTCCTAGTGGTGGTGACGCGCACGCTCAAAACGCATCACTGTTAATTCAAGGAAGGATTAACAACGGTGCAGATAGTGGTCGGATAAATTTGCAGCGTGGTTCAGCTGCTTCCAGCGGATCAAGCATTGGTACAATTAGTTTTACAGACAACTCAAATAACGCTTACGCGAGACTTGAAGTTGAAGCTGATGCGGCTACTGGATCAGATGATTATCCAGGCCGCCTTGTGTTTTCGACCACAGCGGATGGTGCGAACAGCCCGATCGAGCGGATGCGAATTGACAGCTCGGGCAATGTTGGCATTGGGCACTCTTCACCCGCAAGTTTGCTCACTGTTGGTGGTGACGCAATTACATCTGCAAAGCCAACTGTTTCAATTGCGCCTTCTTCTGGTAACGGCTCTCTTACTATTCGTGGCGGCGCGCCGACTATAAATTTTGACAAAACCGGCTCTGGCACTAATGGAACAATTATTTTTGACAGCAGTTCAAGTTTAATTTTTAAAGAGGGTTCGTTAGACAGCAGCACAGAGCGGTTGCGCTTCAGGACTGGCGGCGGCATTACTTTCAACGGCGACACGGCTGCTGCAAACGCTCTCGACGATTATGAAGAGGGCGATTGGACGCCTTCTGTTGTTAGCGGCGGCTTCTCAAGTTTGACTATTGGAAAAGCAACTTATGTAAAAGTAGGCAAAATGGTTCATATTCAGTGCTATATTTCTAGCCTCAATGGCACTGGCAATACCGCTGCTCTTAAGCTTGGAAGTTTGCCATTTCAGTCAGCAACTAATGCATTTTCGGCTGGTTCAGTTGATTTTGGCAGAGGAAGCGTAAAAGGTACTTATGCAAGGGTTGAAGGAGGCAGCAATCAAATATTTTTCTTTTATCCATCGGAAAATACTTCAACAAGCAGAATTCAATTGCTAGGCAATCAGGTTGGAGCTAGCTATGTAGTTATTGGCGTAACATACACCGCTGCATAGCCCGCAATGGCTTAAAACTACGCCTAAACCTGTTTCGTTCGGAGAACGTTCCTAATGGCTATCACCAAGCGCACTGAACTCAAAGAAGAGATCCTGCCTAATCAGGTCATTCAAATTCGCACCACCACCGTGGTCGAAGAGGATGGTGTTGAGCTGGCGCGTAGCCATCACCGCCACGTTGTTGTTCCTGGTCAAGACGTGACTAGCGAAGCGCAGGAAGTGCAGGACATCGCAGCAGCACTCTGGACCGCTGATGTGATCAGTGCATATCAAGCGTCGATTGCAGACAACACCCCTAGTTGACGCAATCGTCTGCACTTAGACTGTTCCTACATCTATTGAGCGATCATGGCAAACGTCAAGATCACCGAACTGACGGCTGCCACTGCCCTCGCCGGTACTGACGTTCTGCCGATCGTTGATGTTGGAGCGGATGCGACGAAGAAAGTAAGCGTCAGTGACCTGCTGCGGAACTTGCCTGATGGAACGGCGAGCGCACCAGCACTGGCGTTTGCGGACGATCAAAACACAGGTGTGCTGTCACCTGGTGATAACAGTTTGGCGTTTGCGACGAGCGGCACGCAGCGGCTTGTTATTGATAGCAGTGGGAATGTTGGTATCGGCACTACGTCGGCAGGCAGACAGCTGCAAATTAACGGTGACTCAGATACGCAAATCAGAGTCGTTGCTTCAGCAGGTGGTTCAGCTGGTATCCAGTTTGGTGATGCAAATGATTCTGTAATGGGTGGCGTCAACTTTGACGCAAGTGATGATTCTTTGCAGCTTAGAGGATTTAACAATAGTGAGCGCCTACGCATCGACAGCTCCGGGCGGTTGTTAGTTGGTACGACCAGTGCGGTTACAGCAGTACCTACAGGCGAATCTGATGCGCCAGGGCTGCAAATATCTAAGGCCAATAAACCTACATCAATCGCTTTATACCGAAACGATACTTCTATTGCCAGCGGCAACACTCTCGGAGGAGTTCATTGGTATGGCAATGACACAACTTCTAATACTCCAGCTGTTCTTGCATCTATGCAAGTGCAAGCAGATGGCGATCA